CCCTGCAAGAGTCGCTTCAAGAATGAGCGCAGCAGAGAAAAGGTCGGCAGTTCGCCGCAAACGAAGTAAGGCACAAGGAGTTGGAGGAAAACCAACTTTTGTCAAAACTTTTACAAAACGGAGACGCCGAAAGAAAAAGTAGGCATATGAATAATCTGACTAATGAGATTGAAAAAGTATTAGAACTATCACAAAGATTAAAAATAGCAGTTCAACTCGAACTAGAGTATGGCTGCCAATTAAAAAAGTTATTAAATTTACCGAGAACTCCAAATAACAAAGTTCTCATCAATAGGCTAATAAGCCAAAGTACTCGTTAAGAGTAGACAGGAATTAAAAATGGCAAGAACAGGCAGTTTTTTAAGCGGACCTACTGGTGTTCATAACACTCAGAAGATTCGAAAACACAGACTCAATAGAGGAGTTACAAGAGATATGAATGCAGCCGCTGGAACTTTAGTAAATACTAAAGATGCTTATAGCGTTGGTGGCATGAGATATGGTGCATCCCCTAAAGCTATCGGACCAAGATTTGGTAAAACAGTTACTCCAAAAAGCGCAAGATTTGGAAAAAGAAATCCTGCTACTATATTAACAAGAAGGAGAAGAAGATAGTATTTTTAAACAAATCAATAAAATTATGAAGTCGGGCAGACTCGACAAAGTAGTAAGGAAATCTTTACTTAGAGGGATAAAAGATGGCATTAACAGCAGCGGAAAAAGCAAGGCTAAAGAAAGCAGGGCTTAGCGGACTTAACAAGCCAAAGAGAACCCCAAACCACAAAACTAAAAAAGCCGTAGTAGGTGTAAGAGTTGGTGGTAAAGTAAAAATTATAAGATTTGGGGCTCAAGGTATGGGCCATAATTACAGTCCAGAAGCAAGAAAAAGTTTTAAGGCAAGACATGCTAAAAATATTGCCAAAGGAAAATCTTCGGCAGCATACTGGGCGGACAAAGTGTTTTGGGCAGGACCAAAAGGTTCTAAGAAAAAACCACCTAAATCACAAAAAAGAACATTAGGATTAAAAAGGAGAAGATAATGGCGACTGCTAACGGAACAAAACTATGGCTTGAAGAAGGCATAGTTCATGCAGGAAAAATGTTACAAGATTTAATTAAAGTAGAAGAATTTAGAGACTTATCGCCAGCAGAGAAAAAGATAAAAACAGTATCAGCTACTTATTGCTACCTTTATAGTAAACTAAAAGAGCTGGATCTATTAATAGATTCAGAAGATAATATATTTCCTGACGAGACAATACATTGATAGAAATTAGCCGCACAGATATATTAAGCGACTATCTTATGGACTTAAGTCCTGAGAATCGTTTCATTAAATTACCCATAATGGAGTATCTTGAACTGTTAGGTATAGAACCTAATTCCTCTCAAAAAGCAATTATAAATGCTGTTAACAATCCCAAATATAGATTTATTTGTGCGGCTATATCTCGTCGTCAAGGCAAAACTTACATTTCAAATATAATAGGACAACTAGTTTGTTTAGTACCAAACAGTCACGTACTATTAATGTCCCCTAACTATTCATTATCGCAAATCTCATTTGATTTGCAAAGAAATTTAATTAAACATTTTGATTTGGAGGTACTTAGAGACAATGCAAAAGATAAAGTTATCGAACTTTCTAACCATTCTACAATTCGTATGGGTTCAATTAACCAAGTTGACTCAGTCGTGGGTAGGTCTTATGACCTCATCATATTCGACGAGGCCGCTCTCACTGACGGGAGGGATGCTTTCAATGTTGCGCTCAGGCCCACACTAGATAAAGAAAACTCAAAAGCAATTTTTATATCTACTCCAAGGGGTAGAAATAATTATTTTGCTGAGTTTTACTATAGAGGTTTCAGTGATGAGTTCCCAGAGTGGTGTTCAGTAAAAGCAACTTGGCATGAGAATCCTCGTGTAGCAGAATCAGATATTATTGAAGCAAAGAAAACAATGTCTGAAAATGAATTTGCACAAGAATATTTAGCAGACTTTAATGTATACGAAGGTCAAGTATGGGCATTTAATCATGAAGAATGTATAGCAGACTTATCACAACTTGATGTAAGTAATATGGATGTTTTTGCTGGTCTTGATGTAGGTTATAAAGACCCTACAGCTTTTTGTGTTATAGCATATGATTGGGATAAGAAAAAATACTATCTAATAGATGAGTATATGGACGCAGAAAAAACTACAGAACAGCACGCAATACAGATTCAAAAATTAATTCATAAATGGGATATTGATTATATTTATATTGATTCTGCAGCCCAACAAACAAGATACGACTTTGCACAAAATTATGAAATTAGTACTATTAATGCCAAAAAATCAGTACTTGACGGGATAGGACATGTTGCAACTATAGTTGATAATGATGAACTTATTGTCAATCAGTCTTGCAAAGAAGCATTAATATCACTAGACCAATATCAATGGGACCCAAACCCTAATTTATTAAAAGAGAAACCAAAGCATAACATGGCATCCCATATGGCTGATGCTATGCGATATGCGTTATACACATTTGAGACTACAGCCACAACGTTTTAATAACACCTACAAAAAACAGTTCTTGACATTTGCTGTATGTTTTTGGTATAATTCTAATTAAGAGTAGAAATATGAATTTCAAAAGAGATTTAGTTAAATACGTACGAGATAAAGCGAAATCACAATATAAAAAATCAAACGATTGTTATATCTGTGGAAGTACCGAACAGTTAGATTTTCATCACTATCACGGGCTTACAGAACTACTAGAAACTTGGATAAAAAAGAAAAAATTAAATATTAAAAACGAGCAAGAAATACTAGAGATTCGACAAGCCTTTATTGATGAACACTACGAAGAACTTTACGAAGATACTGTAACACTCTGCCACAGTCACCATATGAAGTTACATTCAATTTATGGAAAACGACCCAAGTTGATACACGCAGAGAAACAAAAAAGATGGGTCGAGAAGCAGAGAGACAAATATGGCATGGTATGACAGATTATTAGGTAGAACTCCAGAAGTTGAGGAAAAACTAAATCCTGCTCAATATGTAATATCCCGAAATGAGGGTATGACTATTGATAGTAGGGAAATAATTACCAACTATAGAAATGCCTATGAACAACTAGAAATTGTCAACAGAGCAGTAAATATGATCGTTGATGATGTTTCTGAAATACCTTTTTCTGTAGGAGAAAAAATTGTAGGAACTACAAATGTTCTTAAAAATATTCGTAAATCAAGAGTAGAGCTATTATTAAATGTAGAACCAAATCCTTTCCAAGATATAAGTGCATTTAAAAGAAATTTAATCATTGACTTACTTATAGATGGAAACATTTTTATTTATTTCGATGGAGCTCACCTTTATCATCTACCAGCAGATAAAATAACTATCTACACTGATGATAAAACATATGTAGAAAGATTTTCATATGATAACTCAATAGATTATTCTCCTGATGAAATTATACATATAAAAGAAAATAGTTTTAATTCAATTTATAGAGGAGTTCCAAGATTAAAACCAGCTTATAGAACTATGCAATTACTTGCTAGTATGAGAAATTTTCAAGATAATTTTTTCAAAAATGGGGCAGTACCAGGATTAGTACTAAAGTCACCAAATACTCTTTCTGAGAAAGTAAAAGAAAGAATGATGCAGGCTTGGAGTATTCGATATAATCCAAATACTGGAGGTAAAAGACCTTTAATTCTTGATGGCGGTCTAGAAGTAGACAAACTAACCGAAATTAATTTTAGAGAGTTAGACTTTGCAGAATCAATAAAAGCAAATGAAAAAATTATTTTAGAAGCTATGGGAATACCACCTATTTTATTAGATGGAGGCAACAACGCAAATATAAGACCTAACCATAGATTATATTACCTAGAAACTATTTTACCAATAGTTAAAAAATTAGGATACGCACTAGAAAGATTTTTTGGTTTTTCACTATCTGAAGATGTAACAGGTATACCTGCCTTACAACCAGAACTAAGAGACCAAGCAGCCTACTATGCAACTTTAGTAAACACAGGAATTATAAGTCCAAATGAAGCTAGAGTAGCCTTAGGCAAAGAGCCTGTAAATGGATTTGATGAACCAAGAATACCTGCAAATATAGCAGGGTCAGCGGTAAATCCAGAAGAAGGCGGTAGACCTATAGAGGCTACCCCAAGCGAGGAAGAATAATATGACTAAAGATATGATGATAAAAGCACTCTCCGATTTTATGACTAAAAAAGGCGGTGTTATGACTTTAGCTGAATATAAAACAGAAGGTAATGACGTTCCAGTTAAAGATTATCTACTTAGAAGAGCTTTTGGTTCTTGGAGTAGAGTACTGAGTGTAGTGGCAAAAAGATACCCAGTTGTTATTAAAAAAGTTACCGAAAAAGTAACTCCTGTAAAGAAAGTGGAAAAGAAAGTGGAGAAGAAAGATGTCAAATAAAATTTATCACTGGACAAGCACTTTTAAATCTTTAGGAGATACTGATGATGGTGGTGTTGAAATTAAAGGTTCTGCAAGTACTAATGGACTTGATAGAGCTGGAGATATTATTGAAAGTGGTGCATGGACAAAAGGCGGATTAGAAAATTTCAAAAATAATCCAATTATTCTGTTCAATCATAACTACGATAGACCAATCGGTCGAGCAAAAGATTTACAAGTTACAGACAACGGTTTAGAGATATCTGCAAAGATATCTAAAGCTGCAGGTGATGTAACTCAATTAATTAAAGACGGTGTCCTTGGAGCTTTTTCTGTTGGTTTCAAAGTCAAGGATGCTGATTATATGACTGAAACTGACGGATATAAAATAAAGGACGCGGAGCTTTTTGAAGTTTCTGTAGTATCTGTGCCTTGCAACCAAGGGGCAACTTTTGGTTTAAGTAAATCATTTGATACTATGGAAGAATACAACAAGTATAAGCAAACTTTTTATAAGGCTAACCCAGCAGAATCAGCAGACGCTGTTAATGTTGAGCAGCCAAGACGGGAGGAATCCCATAACATGGAGACAAATATGTCAAAAGAAAATAAATCTCCTGAAAGCAACTCAGAGTTCAATCTGGAAGAATTTGCTAAAAAAGTAGCTGCAGATACAGCTGCTGAAATTGCAATGAAACAGGCTGAGCAAAAAGCTGCTGAACAGAAGGCTGCTGAAGAAGCTGCTCAAAAGGCTGCTGAAGAAGCTGAAGTTCAAAAAGCTGCTGAAGAAGCAGATCAGGAAAAAACTAAAACTATAGTTGAAGCAGGTCTAACAGGTGCTGAGAAACTTATGAATGATGTTGAAGCAAGAGTTAAGTCAGACTACTCTAATTTAGAGCAAGTCGTTAAGTCTTTAGAAGCTCAATTAGCTGAGAAATCAGAAGAAATCATGAATATGAGAGAGTCAAAAAGACATTTCTCAGATAGACAAGGTCAAGGAGACTGGAAAAAAGCTTTTGAAAAAGACATCATTGATGCAAAATTTGCTGGTTTAGCTACTGGTAAAGGTTGGAACAGTGATATGTCCAAAAGTTTAATGGAAAAAGTTAACGCTCATTCAGGTGTTGGCGTTTCATCAGCTGACTTTGAGCAAGTTGTTTCAACAAACATCGAAAGAGATATTCAAAATGAATTAGTCTTGGCTCCTCTATTTAGAGAAATCCCAATGACTTCTGCTAATATGATTATCCCAATCTTACCAGATGCAGGTTATGCTGAATTTACAAGTAACCAAGTAGCTACTGGAAGTTCACCACATGGTAACTTAGCCCAAAGAGGCGACACTTATGGTGCACCATATGGTGGAGTTGATTTAACAGAAAGAACTCTTTCAACTGTTAAATTAATCTCACAATCATACTTAGGTAATGAAACTGAAGAAGATGCAATCTTACCGATTCTTCCTTTAATTAGAGAGTCTATGGTTAGATCACACGCAAGAGGTATCGAGAATGCTATCCTAGCTGGTAACCACGACAATGGTGTTTACTCATCTGGCGCATTTGAAGGTCTATTAGCAGCTGCTGATAGTGACAACCACGAAACTTCTGATGGTTCTTCTGGTTTCGCAGCAACTGATGCAGTTACTGCAGCTGACCTATTAGGCATGAGAAAGAATATGGGCAAATATGGGGTTAATCCTTCAGACGTAGTTTATGTCGTATCACAAGATGTGTATTATAACCTACTAGAAGATGCTGAATTCCAAGATGCTAACTTAGTTGGCGACATGGCTACTAAGCTAAGTGGCGAAATTGGTCAAGTATTCGGTTCAAGAGTACTACTATGTGACGAATTCGCAACTAAAGCAGCTGGTATCTATGGTGCTGTTGCAGTCTACCCAAGAAACTATGTAATGCCAAGATTAAGAGGCGTTACTATTGAGTCAGACTACGAAGTAGCTAACCAAAGAAGAGTATTAGTAGCTTCACAAAGACTAGGCTTCACCGATTTAATCGATGGTGCTACATCTAAGTGGGCATTTGCATACAAAGGAGCTTAATATTAGGCTTATGGTTTTGGTGGGTTGCCTTAAACCCACCACTTTTTAACTATGGCAGATTTAATAACATTAAGAGAATACAAAAACTTTGCGGGACTTACTGGAGAAAGTGAGAATGCAAAAATTAACGTAATTATTCCTGCTATTAGCCAAGCGGTAAAAACATACTGCGGGACAAGTTTTATAGACTATTATAGCACAGATAAAACAGAGTACTACGATATAAAAGATAAGTACACTAACGCTATAATACTCGATGAGAGTCCAATTGTGAGCATCACCTCTGTAGAAGAAAGAGAAAGTCAGTCAGACTCATATACGACTCTAATATTTGAAAATTCAGACTCAAGCGGAAAATATGACTACGTAGTAGATTATAATGCAGATACTATATTTAGAACTACTGCAACAGGAGACAAAATGTTTCCACAAGGAAGAAGAGCAGTAAAAGTAGTTTATAAGTCAGGATATTCAGCAACACCCGAAGATTTAAAATTAGCATGTTTTGATTTAGTTAAGTACTATTTAAAAGATGAAAGAAAAGCAAACTTATCTATATCAGGTGCACAGATACAAAATCCTGTATCAACAAGTTTAAGGGAAAATATAGGATTTCCTGATCATATTAAACGTATACTGGATTTTTATAAAATACATAAGTAATGGCTAAACAAAAAGTAATTAAAACAATTACTGAAATGATGGATGCGTATTCTGACACTGAAGTTAGAAAAAAATTAAGTAAATCAGAAATACATCAAGTAGAAATTACAACGCAGGAAACAGTAGCAGGATTACTCAATAGTACTCCAGCAGCATTGGAAAGTATTTTTGGAGGAACAGGTAGTATATACTATAAAGGTTTTTTGCTTGAAAATACAAAAACAGTTTGGCAAAGTGTAGTAAGACAAATGTTTAGAAAACTTTCTTCTGGAGGTAGTTTCGAAGGAGTAAAATTACTACACGGAGTTAAAATAAATGAGATTAGTGACTTAAATTTAAAAAATAGACATGTAAGATTAATGGCAGG